AGAAGAAAAAGAAATACTGAGAAAAGGATTGGAAGATGGCGAAGTTGAAGAATAAAAAAACTAGAGAAAAAATTTACGAAAGAAATCCTAACACAGGAGTAATTCGTTGGAGATATATAGATGAGTCACCTGATAAATTTGGTTGGCCTAACTATGGTAGAATATTAAAGGAGAAAAAAAATGGCTGAATATAATAGAAAAAATATGATAGAGGCAATCAAAGACCATGCAAAAGGTCATATTGCAAAACACTCAATGAATGTAGAGATATATCTAAAAAATGCTGCTGGTATAGGTGAGCATCCAGATGTATTAGAAGCAATTGAAAAAGAATTAAAAATAATTGCAGAGTATGATGACCAATTAGAAGTTATCAAAAAATACTTTGAGCACGACCCACTAAAACCAAATGTTAAATAAACTTAATCTAGCATATCACCACTGGTTTAAATAATGCCAATTTATACATTTTTAAATAAGAAAACTGGTAAAGAGTTTGATGATATGATGACTATTGCTGAAATGGAAGAGTATCTGGATAATAATAAACACATTACACAGGTACTCAAAGGTCTAAATATTGTAAGTGGAGTAGGAAGTATAAAACAAGATGGCGGATGGAAAGATAATTTAAGTAGAATTGCAGAAGCACACCCACAGAGTGCACTTGCAGATAGATATGGAAAGAAAAGTACCAAATCAATTAAGACACAACAAGCACTAGCAAAAAATAGAAGAAGAATAAGAGGTAAAAAATAATGGCAGATGATATACCAGATTATATGCGTGGGTTTGACCTTGATGAAGATTGGGGTATTACACCAGTTTCAAAACCTGCTGAAACAACACAACCTACCATAGACCCAAGCGTAATAGAAAATTCAAATTTAGAAATATCAAAAGTAAAAGATGATGTTTCATCTATAAAGTCTATGATGAATGAGATAATGCAAATTGTGGCAGAAAAAGAAACAATTACAAAAGAAATTTCTGATGAAACTATAAGTCAGAGATTTAAAGATATTGAGAAGATTGTATTACCATTTTTATATAATTTACAAAAGTCAGATGAACCTTATATACATTGGCCTAACAGAGGTCCAATCATTAAGGCTCAAATAGAAAAATTACTTAAACTAACAAGAGGTTAAAAATGAAACTAAGCAAAAACTTTAGTTTAAAAGAACTTACTGCTAGTCAAACAGCAGTTCGTAAAGGTATCGACAACAATCCAAATGAAGATCAGATCGATGCTTTACAAAAATTATGTGAGAACGTGCTACAACCAATAAGAGATCAATATGCAACTCCAGTTACTGTATCTAGTGGCTTTAGAAGTATTGCATTGTGTGAGGCGATTGGTTCATCATCAACTTCACAGCATGCGAAAGGTCAAGCGGCTGATTTTGAAATATTTGGTGTGTCAAACCAAGAACTAGCACATTACATTGATAAAAATTTAGATTACGATCAGTTGATTTTGGAATACTGGAATCCTGAAGAAAAGAATAGTGGTTGGATACACTGCTCATTTAAGAACAAAGAAGACAATAGAAAACAGTTTTTAAGAGCATACAAAGATCCGGAAACTCGTAAAACAAAGTATGAAACATATTCGTATAGAGTACACGCTAAACCAAAACCGAGTGGTGAATGAACTTCTGACGAGATTAATAATTTATACTGTGAAAAAGGTATTTAAAACTTGACAAATGCCTAATAATATGATATATTATAATGATACAATAAATGAAAGTGAAATATTATGGCAAAAAAAGAATTTAAGTTTATAGAACTAGATCAATCAAAACTACCTGTTACTAAAGGTAAGAAAGTTGATGGTTTTCGTTTTTACGATATAGAGGGAAAAGGTTATCCATCTGTAACCACTGTTTTAGGTATTCGTTCAAAAGAAGGTTTACAAAAATGGCGTGATAGTATTGGTGAGAAAGTTGCCAATTGGGAAATGAATAGAGCAGCTCGTAGAGGTAAAGCAACTCATTTACTTATAGAACAATACATCAAAGGTCAAACACCAAGTGAGCGTAGTGTACTTCCATTAGGTCTATTCAGACTAATCAAACCATACGTAGATCAAATAGATAACATACATTGTTTAGAAACAATTATGTATAGTAAAAAGTTAACTATCGCTGGTCAAGTTGACTGTGTTGCTGAATACAATGGTAAGTTGTCAGTAATTGATTTTAAAACAGCAAACAAAGAACGACAAGAAGATTGGATTGAAAACTACTTCTTACAAACAACTGCATATGCTATTATGTACGAAGAAATGTTTGGTAAACCAATCGAACAAATTGTTATATTACTTGCTGCTGAAGACGGTACAGTATCATCATATATTAGAGAGAAAAAAGATTATATGCCAAAACTAGAAACGGCTATACAAGACTTTTATAAATATTATGAAGAACTAAACAAAGATAAAATTCAAGCAAGTTAATAAAAAAAGTGGCCCACATTTTATCATAGAGAGGGCTAATGAAAAAAATATTAATCGGTTTATTGATGAGTTTATTCGTGTTATCAGCAAACGCTGACCATGAAAAAATTGTAGGAGAACTTTATCAACTAGAACTACCTGCTTTGTGCGGTACACCACAAGATATACAGACATATATAGATCACTACAATTTAAAACCATTCCATCTATCATTAGGTAGAACAGGTATGGTAGAAGATGGTGAGCCAGTTTATATGTTAACTTATATGATTAACAAAGAAACAGGTCACACAATTGCTGTATTAGATATACCAAGTAACCTTGAAAGATGTATTTTATTTCATACATTTGATTTAGTTACTGAAATACGAAAACAAGGTTGACAAATTAAGGCCAATATGTTATATTGGTAATGTTATAACTGTGGTGGTGAAAGCTAGCGTTAGTAACCACCCAAAAAAAAGGTGAAAATGAATAGTAAAGAATTTAGTTTAAAAATAGAAAACATAGTCAAAGAAAAAAAGTGTTCACATATGGACGCTGTAATTTTATATTGTGAGGAACTAGAAGTAGATCCTGGTACAATAAAAAATCTAATATCAAAATCATTAAAAGAAAAGATTAAGTTAGAAGCTACTAATAAGAGGATGCTAAAGTATCCGAAGTGTGGCCAATTGCCAGTTTAAAATATGTATGGAGGGTTTGATGTATTTAAAGTATATTTGGGAGTTAAATTACACTTCACAACAAAAACTTATGATTATGTTAAATATGATGGAAAGGTTAACTGTAAACTTGAAACGTTTACAAAAAGAAATGATAGATATTTCTTTCACAAGTTAAGTAAACAATATGGACAAGATAATATACTTGATTTCTTTGTTGCTAACTTTGCTTCAGATAGCAAGGGATGGATTGGTAATCTTTTACAAAAAGATGGTAAAGATGTTTATTTGGATTATAAAAAACGTAAAGAGGCTTTTGCCTATCACTTTAGAGCTGATTGTGTACGGATTAGTGATGACTTTCTCTCTAATAATATTTCTTTTGATGATGGTTTCGTTTGCCGTGGCGGACAACATCCTAGATTGTTACGCCTACTTATTCAAAAAAAGTTATCATCCCAAACCGCAATCGTGCTTGACCACTTTTTATCGTTTAGTAAGAATTGGTCTAAAGAAATTACCGAGAAAGTTGTATGGCCTAAAATCTCATCTACGCTTACCAGATTAAAACCTTTTATTAGGTTTAATGAAACAGAATGTAGAATGATTATGAAAGACGTATTTGTAAACAAATGAAAAGAGTATTTGTAATAGGTAATGGTGAAAGCCGTAGAAGTATAGATTTAAGACAATTAAGAGAACACGGTAAAATATATGGTTGTAATGCCTTATATAGAGATTTTACACCAGATGTATTAATTGGTGTTGACCAAGGTATAATGCACGAGATATATCATAGTGGTTATTGTCATAATAATCAATGTTACTTTAGAAACTGGTCAAAAGTACCTGCTGAACTGTATGAAAATATGATTAAGGCCGGTGCCACAGATGAAGATTTAAGATTAGCTAGAGAAGAAGGTGCCTTTTATGAAAACAAAAGAACACCAGAAACCAATCAGTTTGTAATGCACGGTTCAAGTGTGGCAGGTGTGGCTCATGTTGTAAGAAAAGATAAATCAAAACATAAAAAATATGTACAACAAAAATCAATTAAGATTTCTTGGATAGAAGACAATGATAAATCAAATTGTATTAATGATATATTGGAAGATAAAAAAGATCCAGGTTGGGCAGCAGGTCCTATTTCTGGTTATATTGCCTGTTTAAAAGAACAACCAGATGAAGTTTACTTAATAGGCCATGATTTAAATAGTACAACAGGTAAAGTTAATAATATGTACAAAGGCACACAAAACTATGTTTTACCAGATCACGCACCAACACCAAGTGTCAATTGGGTACAACAATGGAAACAGACATTTTGGGACTTTAATGGTAAGAATAAACATAATAGAGTGGAGTTTATAAAAGTAAATCCAGATTTAAGAAATGCTAATGATGTTAATAGTCCTGTTAGAGAGTGGGACGGTACGGTTAGAAACCTACAGTATATTGATATGAAACAATTTATAAAAAACTTTAATTTAAAATGATTGATTTAAATATAGCAAAGTTTAAAAAAAATTTAGAATTGCACCACGACTTATATCCTGAAATACCACTAGACAATAAGTTATTAGAATCAATATTTGAAAGATCATTATTTGGTGATGTAAAACACGATACAGGTTCACACAGTATAGGTTATGATTTAATAGTATCTAATAAAAAAATATCAGTTAAGTCTGGTAAATATAAGAGTAATAGAAATTTGTTAATATTTTCATCACATAGAACAACATCACATAATACAATAGAGGAAAAAGTAAAGTTTATTGATGAAGACCATTTTGATTATCAGTATAACTTTGCTAAAGTTGATGATTGGAAAAAGACAAAGACTTATAAATTAATTGTATTTAAAAAAGAGCAATTAAAGGTCGGTGAACTAAACTTTGAGAAAAATGATAGTGGTTGGCTAGGTGAAAATGATAATATAAGAGTTAGTATAAAAGAAAAAATGAGTGATCAGGTATGGTATACAATCAATTTAAATAAGATAAAACCGTTAAAAATAATAGATTTTAATGTACCTCAATATGATTTAGAATGGTTATCAAATGGGCATTGACATTTACATAGGAATGTGATATATTA